TGCCCTGCCAGCATCCTTCGCGTGATGCAAACTTAGGATTAGGTATTCCGTGACGTTCGCCCGCGCTTTCAATCTGTGCATTCCAATCCTTTTTAATCTGCATCCATTCGCCTTTGGTAGAGTTCCAAAGGTTTGTAAGTGCAATATGCGCCAATAGTTTCATTCGCACTTGGCTAAACTCACCGTAAACGATGTATTCAAAATCAGATTTTACAAGGTATGTTTTAAATCCCAACTTATGGAATACATCAGGACGCTCTAGGTCATGCTTGCGCGATACAGTCATGACCATTGGATAGCCAAAGGTGTTTTGCTCAATGATTTTTTGAATCATCATGCTGTATATTTTTTTGCTTTTCTTTTCTGGATACATAGCAGATTGCAATAGGCAAAACTCGCCTACATCGTGGTTTATCTGAAAGGTAAAAAATCCCGCAAACTCTCCCGCAATCTTTAAAATAATGGCAGAATGTATCTGCATGTTTTTGCGTGCCGCCCGATAAGCTACACCATCAAGCAAAGCTAATTCTGCAACCTGAGTTTCAAATCCAGAGCCAATGACACTATCAAGCTGTATAAGCTCAATGTCAGCTTCTAAAAAATCCACTTGGCTTTCTTCGGTTTGCTCTATCTTACGCTTTGCCATGTTTTGTAGCTCCTTATCACTTCGATTGATAGTTGTCTTAATTGTGTGGTTTGTTGCTGTAAGCTTGAGTGTTTTCATCGTTTTTTCCTCTTTGTTAGGTGCGCCTTCATACGCCAGCCCTGATTTTCAGCTCTCCAAGCTGACTGAGCAAATCCTTGAGCGATTCTTCCACGCCGTCCATCCCGCTGTAATGCTGATAGCTTACCAGCGGATCGTGTTCGCCCTCTCGCGCATTAGGATCGCACCAAGCCTCGAAATGCTCTGTACTGCCCCACACTCGCACTGCCAAGCGATCGATACCCTCTCTGCCGATTGTCGCATCATGCGACACAACAAAACCCGCTGCCGCAAGGTCGAGGCAGGATGAATATATAGCTTGTCGTAAGAATTGATTGTCCATAGCTCGCCCTCAAAATGGAATTTCGTCGTTAAAGTCACCGGACGGCTCTTTGTTTTTGTACGCCTCCATTTTTTCCGTGCTTCTGTCGCGTTCTTGCTTGCCGCCCAACATCTGCACACTATCAGCCACAATCTCCGTTGTGTATTTATCCTGCCCGCTTTGATCTTGCCACTTGCGCGTTTTGATTTTTCCCTCGATGTATACGAGCGAGCCTTTAACAATCATCGGCTCTATGATCTCAGCGAGTTTACCGAACACAGAAACTCTATGCCATTCCGTGCGCTCGGATTGCTCGCCAGTGTTTTTGTCTCGCCACTTTTCGCTGGTCGCGACTGAAAAATTAAGGATAGCGTTTCCAGATTGCGTGATACTGGATTTGGGATCTTGCCCAACATTACCAACAATAATTGCTTTGTTTATGCCTCTCATTTTTTGCCGCCTTTTTTGTTTGATAATGAATAAGTTTTGACCTTTGTTTTCCCATTCCTATATCGCGTTTTAACGACCGTCCAAACATCGTTAATCTCATATCCGCGTTCTTTTAGGTCTGATAGCCGTCTGTGCAGCGAAGTAATACCGAGCTGCTTTAACGCCTTTGCAGCCGTGATACTGTTTCCTGCTTTCATGTATGCAAGCAGATTATTGCATTGCGAAAGGCTCATTGTTTATCTCCCACCGTCTTAACAGTCCAAACCATTGTGGATTTTTTGCGGTACTGCTCCAAGTCCACGCCTTCCAGTTGCGGGATTTTTTTGTAGTCAACAGCGCCTTTCCGCTCAGATTGGTACACAGTAACGCCTGCGCCTTTTGTGTTTTCCGTGCAGATTTCCAGTAGCTTTTTTCTCGCTTCCTCTACTTTTTCCTCTGCTAATTTCTGCTCTGCAATTGCGTTTTGGTACGCTAACGCTGCAAAAACAAACAAATCATCGTCGCGCTCGGCGTACTCTTTTTTATTGCTCTGCAGGTGTGGCGCGTACAGTTTCTCGTCTGCAATTGTCTCACAATACAAATCATAAAACGCTTTAATGCGCGGCATGTTTTTATCCAACCAATCAGACTCACGCTCAACGCGCACAAAGTCAATTCCTTGTGTAGTCCATACCACAAACAAACATGATTGCTTATCCGCACAAATCATTTGCCACTGCATTTGCGCGTAGTATTCTGGGTGAGACTCTAAAAAATCAGCGGCAATTACAGATTGTTCGCGCAGCGAGTAAGGACATTTGATTTCCACTAATTCGTCAAGCTCGGTAACGCCATCCGGTGATGCGCCGCACAACACGCCTTCGATTTCGCACGAAACAAAATCATGTGGCAGAACTTTGCCGCTTGCAATCCAGCAGCAAATACTCTCTATCGCATTCTGCTCATTATCGTGCCCCCACCGTGTTGCAATGTTGCCATTAAACTCCGGCTCTGCGCTAAAATGCTCGCGCACCATCCGGCGCAAAACATCGTCAGCCGTGGCAAACTTTGACAGTCCTAGGATTGCGCCAACGGCACTTGCTGTGATTCGCCCCTTGCGATCCGCGCTCAATTCAAGCGCGGTTTGCGGGTGGTATTGTCTGTTTTCAATTTTCATTTTTTCACCTTTTTCTGCAGCATTGAAACAGCAGATGCGTATTTGTTCATCGGCATAGCAGCTACAGAATTAACCCCGAAGTATTGACAGAATGCAGCTTTGTCGCTTCCGGTTTCGTCGAGAAGGCGGTTTAATTCTGCAAACTCAGCATCTCCGATAGTGAGATTGCTCGGCATCACTTTAGGCGCGGCTGGCTTGCTGTTGTAAAGCGTGTGTGTTGTTGCATCCGCATCATTATCCCCCTCGGTGGGGATAGCGAAGCTCTGGAATGCAGCGTATTTATAAGCCGCGCTCATGGCTTTATTTGTGGCTTTGTCGCCACTATCCATCGCCTCCCCAAATGTTTTTACTGTATGTTTGCTGCCATCTTCGGATGACACAAAATCAAACTCAGCTTCAACAGAAACACAAAAAAGAGTGTTGCCGCTTGCGCTGGTGCGCTCTGTGTATGTGCGAGACACCATCCTCGGCAGAATACACAAACCATGCTCGGCTAGAAGTGGGGCGATTGCGTTGTAAACATCGTCAATTCCCCTGAACTTATACGACGACTTTCCAGTAGAAGCTGTGCGGTCTTTCGTTATACCAGAAACCGAAAGCGACTTCTGAACCGCGTTGATTGCTTGATAAACTTTCATTTTTCTATCCTCAAAAATTGATTTCTGGCGCGGCGCGCGTCGATTGTGCGGCAAAACAAGCCCAGAGCATCGGCAAAAGTCTTGCCTACAAATTGCTCTTTTCCCCATTTTGAGCCGTGGGTGATTACCCAAAGACCTGTCTCTTTTTCAAATTGTGCTTTCATTTTTAGCTCTCCGTTGTTGATGTGGTCATCATACTATACCAATGAAGCGAGTCAACAATTATTTCAACTATTTTTACTGTTAATTCATACAGTATTGACAGCTCAAACGGATGCAGCTAGGCGCACTAGATAATCACGCAAATCTACTAGCAGCTCAGGTCTGTCTGGCGTACCGGTGAGACTCGCATCTATAAGCATAAAATCCTCACACTCTACAGATACGACAACGCGCACGCTGTCAATATCCAGCCAGATAACAGATAGCTTGCAATCAATGCCGCTATCCTCTAACGCGCCCACGGCGTTTGAGATTTCACGGACTAGGGTTTTAATGTTTGTGCTTTGCATTTTGTATCCTGCGCTTGTATGTGTTTTTTTCTTTAACGACTTGGTAGATGTGGTCTAGGTTTTCAGGCAGCCAAAAAAGCTCAAGCCATTTCCTTCGCATTTTATAGTCGGCAGTTTCAATGCCTTTTGCTTCAAGCAGCGTATATGACCCGTCATGCTCGTGAACCCTAAAATCAACCTTGTGGCTGACTTTCATCACCCGATCACCGTGGCAGTTGTAAGCCCACATTTCAACCCTGAATTGTCGCTCCCAGTTTTTTATTTCTCCGGCTTTTAGCCGCAAATCCAAATCACGCGCTACGCTTGCTTCAAACTTGCTGTCGTATTTGTAGCCGTTGTATTCGGTTTTTATCGCGCCGTATTTATTTATTCTTCGCTCTGTGTACGCCATTTTTCACTTTCTCAAATAGGGCAAGCCCGCACTTTGGCGAGCAAACCCGCTGTAGCGTTTGATGCGGCTGGTATGCTTCCTTGCACACCGCGCATTTTTTTGGTTTTATGTTGTACACTACAGCAGGATTCCGCTTTCTGTAATGCGCCGACCGGCTGGCAGAGCGTACAGTTTTTCCCCAGCTAGTGTTTCATGTTTTACGATTAGCTCTTTTTTTCCCTTTGCGAAAGTAAGCGCGGCTGGCGCTGTGACCTTAATTCCATTGATAAAGAAATCTTTTGTGTCTTTCATTTTATTCCTCCAAAGTTGATTTAGTGCCAGTCATACGCTCACGGTACTGGCAGAGCCGCATCAATTTACCGCATCCGTGCCGCCGCGCATTCGGCGTGATGGATCATCCAAAATCCAATATCTGCGCCACCCAATTTTCCACCTGCTC